ACAGGACAGTCGACGCAACATCGGTGTCGTAATCTCGGACGGCTTCTTGCCAGCGAGATGTGAACAGAACTTGATCGGCACCACAGGCCAAGGCATCTTGGTCATGGCTACTTCTTCTTTGCGCCGAACGCCTCGTTGATTTCTTCAATCGTCAACTGACCATCAAGCGATGCTTGAGCCAACTTCTGAACCACAGTGGCCACAGCGGCGAACCCAGCCAACACAGCCGACTTCCATATCTCTAGTTCCGGTGCGATCACAGCCGAGCCACCAACAATGGCGAGGGCTGACGAGAGGAACACAGCCACAATACGGCCAGCGACATCTTGCATCTTCTTCATGACTTGTCTTCTTTCTTGGTTAGTGCGCCAACCAAATGAAGAGCCAATGTCCCAACCGTCACCCAGATGGCAAGTTGCTGGGTGAACCCAGACAACGTGCCAATCGTGATGATGGATGCGCCGATAGTCCAGAGGAGTGCGTGAATCTCGCCCCAGAATCTCATTGTCGTCTCCGTAAAGTAGGCGCAGGACTTGCCGCTAATAGTACCGCACCCAACGCAACTAACGCACGACGCTCAGACACAGGAATGCGTGAATCAACCGGCACATACGAATCGGCGAACCCTGAGAAGATATTCAACACCGACTCAAAAGCTTCACGCACCTCAGCAGGAGCATCCTGAACCGCAGCCACAACCTCAGCAGCTTGCTCCACAGACAACTCATCTGTGCTGATCTCATCGAACAATGCCTCAGCCTGGTCGCTGGTGATGGCGGCAAGTACTTCAGGGCTGGAGACGAATGCGGCGGCTTGGCTGGTGTCTAGGTCTTTGGTGATGAGGTCGTCGACTAGGGCAACGATCTGTTCTTCGGTTGCTTCTGAGAGTTGTTCGATGACGGCATCAAACTGTTCTACGGTCAAGGCTTCTTTCACGTCTGGTGGGGCTGGCGCGGTGTCAGGTGGCGGTGGCGCAGTGTCGGGGATTGGGAGCGTCTCGGGGGCTTGTGGTGCGTCTGGTGGGCTTGTGACTTCGACCAACGGTAGGGTAGCGGCTGGCGGAAAAGTAGGGTTTGTTTCGGGAGGTTGTGGTGCTGTTTCTGGTGGACTTGGTTGTGTCTCTGGTGGTGTGGGTTCCGTATCTGGTGGTGCTGGCATCGTTGTGGGTGGTGGCTCAACCGTTGCAGGTGGCTGCGCTGGCGGTGGCGATGCGGGTTCTGTGGTGGTTGTGGTTTCAACAACCGTCGAGGTGGTCGTCGTTGAAGTGGTGGTTGTAGATGAAGACGTTGTTGATTGTTCTGGCATGGTCGGCTCTACTTCTGGCAATGTTGTGGTCGGTGCGGAAGAAGTAGTTGACTCAGCCACAGTCGTTGTGGACACATCAGTTGTCGTTGAGGCCACAAGGCTAGTGCTGAAGGCTTCGTCCGGCACGATCTCCCAGTTGCCGTCATCAATCTTCCAAGCCAACATCAAACACGATGACCCGCCATGCTCGTACATCCACACCTCTAGTGGGATACTGCCAGCCTGAAGGCTGAGATTGCCTGACTGCCAAGCCGAACAACCCTGGTCAGTCCATGATCCCCAAGTATTGCCACCGATAGTTGCTTCACCTCCGTCATCTGATGCCAACCAGAACTCGATGGTGGTGTGTTCTGGAATCGTGATGAAGCCCGTCAGATGCACCATGAACAGATCATCAGGACAACCCTCAACAGGTTCACCGTCATAGCTGCGATTGATATTGTTCTCCAACTCACTCGCACACAACGTGTACAGCGACGTTGACTGCTGAGGCGGTATCTCGTCTATGACGTAGTAAGAGGCATCCAAGCCTTGAACCGCATCAGCACGAGCAACAAATGGGAAGAATGAAAGTAGAACCGCAGGGAGAACTATCAGCCAGCGACTGACACGCACATCGGTCAGCCGAATAGCGCAGTTATTTCATCGGCTGTCAATCCCAATTTGCTCAAAGCAGATTGGCGATCTGCAATAAGTTTAGATTTTTCAGAAACAATCTCAGCCTGCACCTCAGACCACAGGTCATCAAGCACAGCCTTTGTAGGTTTTGCATCATCAGACAACCAAGTCAAACCTGCATAATCGTCGCCATTCAAAGTCCACTGTTTACCTGAATAACGACGAGAAAGTATTGCGGCGTAGTCAATCATGCCAAAATCTCCATAACAGTAATGGTGCTTGCGTAGCGGCCTGAATAAATGTCGTCACCGTCAATAAGTGTTCGGTTTATATATGCGGTTCCGCTATTGTCGCCCGTGTTTATAGCCAATTTGTATGTTGTTGCGCTTGTCGTTGCTGGACTATCTAAAAAGTTGATTGACGCTGGCACCGCTTGGTTGAGGCTGTTGCTATCGGTGCTCGTTGTTGCGCGCGGCCTTGTGCTTGCCGCGTCGCCAATGCAAATGGCAGTAGAACCTCTGATGAGTTGCACATTTGCTACGCCGTTAGAAGTAGCCGAACCGATAACGCTTGCCATTACCAATATTTTGCTAGTTGCTGACGACGGCGTAATAGAAACTGACAGCCCTGTTATGTCTGTAAACGTATTGGAAGTTGACGCGCTGAATGTGTCAGTTTTTGTGGTGCTAACAACTTGTGCAACTTTGCCGCCTGCTACCGCTTGCCAAGCCGCGCCATCGTAAAACTGTGTGCTGTTGGAATCTTCCAGGAACGCGAACTGGCCTTCTGCCAAAGTCTTCTCGCCTGCACCGCCAAACGCGGCATCGCGTGTCGCTGTACCGCTGAACACCGGTATGCCATTTGAAAGCAGATTTTGATTCGCTGCGGTCAAGACTTCCGCAGCTGCGAAAGTCGGAACCTTAGTCTGTGCATTTGCGCCCATGATGCTCCTATCCTAGTCCAACGGTTGCGTCGTCAAGTTGCGACGTGTCAAGTATAAACGCTGTAATCAAATCAATCTTGCCAAACCCGATATTCACTTCATGTCTGGAAGGGCTGAGGCGATGTTGGATGGATTCGACAACCACATTTTGGGTGACCGTCAACGGGGTACCGCTCGTGAACACACGGGTCACGGACAGAATGTCACCAATCTCAAGGGCTGCGATCTGTTCCTGTTGTGCAGCCGTCAACATGTTGACCAGCACAGAAGCCTCCGAAAACCTCACCTCCGGCTCACTGAACCTACCCACCAGATTCGTAGCCAAAGCCGACCCAGCCGCCGCTGTATCCAACGGGATGTCAGTCAACGAGAAAGTCTTGATCCCGTACTCTGTTTGGCTTGCCGTACCATTCGCCACACTCGACACCGTCCCACCAGAAATCTGCACCGTCGCACGGTTCACCACAGTCTCAGCACCATAAATGTTGGACAACGACTGGATCGGGATGGCGTTGATTGCAGTCCCACCAAGACTTGCCACAGCCGTACCAAACGAAACCGACACACGCGCATCAAAGTTGATGTTCCCAGAACGGTCAGCAAACAAACGACCATCCTCAGCGAACTGCACAGCCTGCAAAGCCGCCAACGCATTCGTCGCATCCTCATAGGCAACCGTGCCACACGTTGCCACACCAGTAGAGATAGAACGCAACGCCGTAGACCAAGCCACCTCACTCCTGTTCAGAATGGTGTTGACTCGGGCTGAGGTGAGTTCAGCTGATGGGGTGAATGCTGTGAGTGTTGTTTGCGATAGTTGGGCTAGGGCATCGACACCGAGGATGGTGGCCGATGAGAGTTGCGGTTCCGCATAATCAATGTTGAGGTCGAAGACGTAGCCTGAAAACATTGCAGTTGTGCCAGCGGTGCCACCGTACACCTGCACCTGGCGACGTGGGGCAATACCCAACGCACCCTGATACCAAGGTGAGTCAGTGTTGAGTGGGTCAAACTGTCGGCCTGAAGCCTGATCGTTCGCAACGATGTTCAAGGTTCCGGCGTTGAAAGTGTCCAGCTGGGTTTGACGGCCACGATTGATGTTCACTGCTTGCACATATTCGGTGATGTCCACAAAGTCTGTTGAACCATCCAGCGTGTCACCGCCATCCAATGTTGATGAATCAAGTGTGAAAGCGTCAGCAAGAAAGCCGACATCCAACAACACCTTGACCGTTTCCCCCCACTTCATCACCTTCGCCATCAGCCGAACGTCCCCGTGAACGGGTTCCCTCCATTGTTCCTAGCACGACGATTCAGAATGTCCTGAATCTCCTGAGCCACAATGTCAGGACTAGAAACCAAACCAGCATTCACCACCACATTTGTTTGACCACGATAGATGTCAGCCATGCCACCACTAGCGTTGCCAGCCACCGTAGAAGGGACAGAACCCGAGAACTCTGACATCGGATTGTTCGCAGCAATCTTCGGATACAACTTCGCCAACTCACCCCGCTTCTCCTCAGCATCATTCAAACGCTCCTGAGCCTCAGCCTCTCGCTCAATAGAATCAGCCACACGCTCACCCGCCTCAGCCTGCTTCTTCTTCGCATCATTGACCGCAAGCAACGCCTCCTCATAAGCCTTACTACCATCAGTCGCACCAGACACAGCCTCATTCAACAACTGCTGCTGATCCTTCAACTCACCAGTCGCATCAGACTGATCATCAGTCGCATCCTTCAAAGCCAACTTCGCCTCAGCCAACGCAATCTCAGCCTCACGAATAGCCTGAGGAGAAGACTCAGGATCCTTACGAACCTTCGCCAACTCCAACTCAGCATCCTTCACAGCGAACGTCGACTGCTCAATCCGATACCCAGCCCGCTCAACCCCACGCTGAGCCTTATCCAAAGCCAACGCAGCTGCTTTCGCCTCCGGTGAATCAGCACCAAACCCAGCAGTCACCTGCACCAACCTTGCCTGCGCTGTGGCTAGATCAGCATCAGCCTGAGCCTTCGCCTCATTAGCCCGCTTGGAATCCTTCTGCGCATCAGTAAACGCCTTCGATGCTTTCGTAGAAGAACGCATCGCATCCGTGTACTTCTCCAACTTCTGCTTCGCAGTTTCCACAGCCTTAGCCGCACCAGTCGTCGCCTTGTCCTTGTCCTCTTCCTCTTTGATACCAGTCCGAATGACTTTGCCAACACGCTCCGCGTTCCGAACCTGCTGCTCAGTAGTCCTGTTGCTCGCAAACTTCAACGCATCCAACTCCAACCGTGCCGACCTCACACCGTTAGCCAAATCCAAGAACAGTTGATCCGCTCCAGCAAGTTGCTCGTCAATACGGTCACCGATGTTGCTGGCCGTTACACCAACCGCAAGAGACTTGAATGCACCAACAGCGTTGAATGACGCTGCACTAGCAATGACTCCGACCTGACCCAACTTCTCAATGACATCAGCCAAACTGCGCAAGAACTCAAGCGTGGCAATGTACGCACCTTTCATTACCTCAATCGCTTTGATACCGAAGTCACCCATAGCAGCAATCGCAAACTCAAACGCTCGACCAACACCCTTCTCACCAAGGTTTTCAGCAAACGCTGTGATCGCAGGAACAATGTTGTCGTTGATGAAGTTCACAAACTCTTTGAAGTAAGGCAACAACACCAACCCAACCTCGGTTGCGGCATCAGACAACGAAGCCTGCAAGATGCGCATCTGGTTGGCAAACCCTTCCGAGGTTCGCGAGAAGTCACCTTGCGCCAGGTTGGTATCTTTCAGAATCAACGCATAAGCGGCCTGAGTCTTTGCGGTGATATCGAGCGCACCCTTGCCGTCATACAAGCCCATATTGAATGCTTCTTGTTTGAGACGGACATCGTTGATGGCCACACCGAAACGCTTCAACGGTTCAGCCTCACCGGACAAACCTGAACGCAACGCAATGATCGCTTCTTCAATCGGAGTGTTGTTGAACGAAGCCAAGTCAGCAGCCAACTGAACCAACGTGATTGACATGTTTGCGGCTTGACCCTCACCAATGCCGAAGGCTTGGATCAAGTTGCCGAACGTGCCTGACGCTTCCAACGCAGCTTGCTTCGTGATACCGAATGAAGCTGCTGAAGTCTTTGCGAAGTTGTCAATGATGAACGCCGAGTTGCCGAACACCGTGTTCACCTTCGACTGAGACTCTTCTAGATTTGACGCCTGTTGCACCAACTTGAATGATGCAGCAGCCACCGCACCAGCAGCAGCAGTACCAGCAATCGCCATCGTCTTGAACGACGGGATGAGATTCTTCAACGACTGGGCAACACCCTTCTCCATCTGCTGAGAAAGATTTGTGAAACTCTTCGCCACCTTGCCAATGCCAGTAGTCGCATCACCAATATCAGATACGAACTTGACAACAAACGTGCGCTCACCAGCCATGCGCCGATTCTACTCGGATGCCTCCAACTGCTGACGCAAAGCACGAAACTCTGCCCTCATCGCATCATGTAAATCACGACCCTTCAAACCATCCCAACGAGACAAATCAGCAGGCTCATTCCACCAAGCCTCAGACAACAACACCGATTCATGGCGACGCGCACGAGGCTGACGCACCTCCCGAGACTTGATCTGTTGAGGTTGCTCAACAACATCCCAACTGAAATCGGTATCCAACAAAGCACCACTACCCTCATGAAACTCGAAGGTCTCACCAGGTGCATGCTGTGGAAGATAGAACAAACGTGCAGGGTCTTTCGTCTGCGGGTCACCAACAAGATTCAACCGTTCATGCAACCCCTGCCACACAGCCCGCCATAATGAAGCAGGCACACGCTCAGCCAAAGGCAACACCAAGTGATAGTGAGGATCATCATCACGATGCGAATAGGTTGAATACGCAAACCACTCCAACCCATCAAGCCTTGCCTCACGGAACGACTCACCGTCCATGTCCACAACCAACGCCTCAATGAACCGAACATTGCGATTGCCACGAGTAGTACTTGGGTAGTACTCGACCGGTGACCACAACGCGCCGTCAGTCTTGACAGCGTTCTCCTCATGGAACGCCAACAACTCACGCAGCTGCTCCCACGACGAAGCCAAGGGCTTCGGATAGATTGACTTCACATTCTTGAACAGAACCGCCATGACCACCTCCCTACCCATCAGGGTAGCGAACTGGCAGGGAAAGTCAACTATCGCCCAGTTTGGTCAAAACCCTATCTATGGCGTTCAAATACTCGGTCGCTATATTGTTCTTGTTCTTCCTAACAGTAGGCCAGAAGAAATACCCTGCCTTGCCTCGATGCCGGAGGAACTGTTTGGTGGTCGGACTACGCCCACCACCGAACTCCGCACCAAAGAACACGTCACCCCTGGTCACCTTGCGCTTGCGACTGCGGTTGGGACGGGACTGCGAGACGAACCCAGACTTCTCAGACAGTTTGATTGTCGGGATTCTGTCCCGTTGCGCCCTCATACCTTTCATCACTTCTGACGCTTGGCGACTTCTAGTAACGGATGCGGCCTCATATTTGGCTGCGACGACCAACAAGTCTGCAACCTGCTGGGCTGCGATCCGCATCTCTTTGTTGAAGTTCTTGTCTGCTTGAGAGGCATCACGCAAGAACTCAGCCAACCCAATGATCTGAACTGGGTTTTGAACTTTGCGTGATGGTGCTATTGAAACAACACCAGCACGTCCAAGAGCTGCGCCGAAGATTGCCATTGGCTCAGACTACCTCTTCAGATGAATTGCTCTCCAACGAAGGTAGGCGAGCATTGTGAAGATCATTCTTGGTGATTCTGCCAGCAACACTGATGGTGCAATACCTGTCTCGCAAGACAGGTACGCGATCATCCAGTGGGCTGACTGATCTCCAAAGGGACGATCACTGCTTCAGCAGCATCTCCCACTTCTAGCGATTCAATCTCATCGCACCATGATTCAAAGTCAAGGCCAGTCTTCTTCAAACGATGCTCAGCATGCCAACCCAAATACGCAAGGTCAGTCAACGTGAGTTCTGTTTCAAACTTGGCAACGCTTCGATTGAACTTGTTCTCAAACGCAATGAAGTCTGGGAACGCAGCAACAATCGTTCGTGACTTGTTGTCAAGCGCACTCGTCAGTTCAAGTGCAATCTTCATATATACCTCCGCAGGTAAGGGTTGTTATGTTGAAACTATGCGCCAGTGCCAGTCTTGGTGATTGCACCAGAGATCGGGTAGGTGATGCTGACCACTGCAAGGTCGCCCACCGCACCTGCCACGGGTGTCCAGGAAACTGGGAGAGCATTGAATGCGTACGAAGGATTGCTAGACGAAGCAGCAGCAGTTCCGTTTGGCTTCACAGTCATTGGAACAGCAGTACCAGCAACAAACGCATCGTAGAACAACTTCTCGATCGTTGGGTAGTCCTGATGCAGCTCAAGTGTGATCGAGTTGTCGATCAAACCTTGGATTCGTGTCACAGCCGAAGAACCCATTGCTGTAGTCGCAACTTCCGCAGCAGTCGTGGACAAAGTGATTGATCCTACATACTGGGAAATATCGGTGTTAGCAGTACCGAAGGTGACTGCCACGTTTGTGAGAACTTGCTTTGCCATTTGATGCTCCTGCCTTATCGGCTATCGAGATGAACTACTTCTGCTCGGCTGAGCCGATGCGATAACTCTACACGCACCAACCGCAAGCGGGCAACCGCTACTGATAGACGATGACACGGAAGTCCACCATCAGGTAGGTGGTGTCATTGCCTTCCATTGTGGAGATGTTTGAAGCCGACTCGACCAGTAGGTTCGCGACCGCACCACCCAACGTGCGATCCCCTTCCAAAGCGGCACGAATAGAAGTCGCACCCTCATAGGACAGGAACCCATCCAACGCAGCTTGCGCAGACCGCTCAGCTGACCTGCCCACCACAACCGACACCGTGAAGACTGATGTGATCAACCCTCCACGCATCGCACCGTTGTAGGTAATCGTGTCCAGCATCGGCCAAGCGAACGGGGTGTTCAGATTGTCAGGCTGATAGGCGTAAGACC